ATCCAATCATTGATGGATTTATACCACCCAAACCTAATTGTGGTCACCAAGAATTAAATTTAGACAGTAATTACAAATGGCAATGTCCATTAGATGAAATTAGTTTTAATGAAACCTTGGCTGAGTAAATCCGCAGCACAGCTGCGTGAACAGATAGATGATTCTTACCCAAGTCGTAGCAGGCGCAGCGACGGGTGGGTGGCTGATCTGCGTCATCAACAGGCAGGTAAGTCAGACCATATACCTGACCCGAAGTCCAACGGCGTCGTTAGAGCTATTGACATTGACGCTAGCCTTTCTGACAACAAAGGGGATTCAGCATATTTGGCAGATCAGCTTAGACTCTACGGGAAAAATCATGGACGCATATCTTATGTAATTCACTTAGGCAAAATAGCCAGTCCTATCCTTGGCTGGCGTTGGCGCAAATATAAGGGTGGGTTAAATCCTCATAATCACCATATCCATATCAGTTTTACCAAGGCTTCCGATTCCGACAGTTCATTTTTCAATATACCTTTATTAGGGGGCAAAATATGAAATCAAAACATTGGGCAATGCTTAACAGCTATGGACGATCTGCCTTTGTTTGTCTAGCCACAATCTATGTAACACAACCTGACCTTGCACCTTCAGAGCTATGGAAAGCATTTGCTGTTGCTTTCATTGCACCTTTACTGCGTGCATTAAATCCTGATGACACACAGTTTGGCATAGGCGCAAAAGAGTAATGACGGCGGTAGATATTGCCGCTATCTGTGCCGCAATAACAACTGTATTTACTGGCTTTGCAATAGGACTTAGGTTCTTAGTCAAAGGCTGGTTAAATGAACTTCGCCCCAATTCAGGGTCAAGCATGAAAGACCAAATCACAGATATTAAAGGACAAATTATTGCCCTTCAAAAGCGTGTCGACGATCTATTTGTCGTACTGACGAGAGACAATTAAAACATGGCAGCCAAAAAGAAACCAGCACGCAAAAGGAAAGCAGTAGCTCGTTTAGAGACTACCGCATTAGATATGCACGCCATTGCGCTAAATGAGTATTACCGAGCATTGCGCAGGGCTGGTTTTACCGTTGAACTTGCATTAGGTCTAATGGATAACAAGAACAGTATGCCTGAGTGGTTAATACCTACAACAGCTGATACTGACATTACACCTTTTCAAGACGACGACGAGGACGAGGACTAACCTATTAAGCGCATTGCGTTCATAAGTGATCTGCAAGCCCCGTACATAAATGAAGTAGCAGTAAAGACAGTTGGTCGTTTTCTAGCCAAATGGAATCCACATCAAACAATCTGTGTGGGTGATGAGATAGACATGCCTCAGTTAGGGAGCTTTAATGCCAACACTATTGACGAAATGGTTGGCAACCTAGATGAGGACAGAGTATTTACCCAAGAGGTATTAACCTACTTGGGAGTAACCGACATAGTGGGTAGCAATCATGGAATCAGACTATACAGATCAATCAAAAAAAGACTGCCAAGTTTTCTTAATTTACCCGAACTCAAGTATGAGCGTTTTATGGGATATGACAAGCTCAACATCAAGTTTCACCCATACGGATTTGACTGGGCAAAAGGTTGGCATGTCACTCATGGCGACGCTTTCCCTATGTCTAACAATGCTGGGCAGACAGCCTTAAACGGCGCACGACGCATAGGTAAAAATGTTGTCTGTGGTCACACTCACAGACTAGGTCACATGTCCTACTCAGAAGCCCACAATGGGCGTTTAGGGCGTGTATTACAAGGTGTAGAGGTAGGCAACCTAGTTGACCTATCTAGTAGCGGCATGAGCTACACAAGGGGCTATGCCAACTGGCAGTCAGGATTCGCTGTTGCTTATGTAGACGCCAATCGTGTGACGGTGGTCACAATTCCTATTAACCATGACGGCAGCTTTATATTTGAGGGTAAGGTATATGGGAAAAGAGCATAACCGAACCATTGATGACCATATTGACGACTTTGACGCAATAGGGGTTTTGTAACAAAAGCGTTATAGGACACGCATGTCAGTTCCTACACTTACCATGATTACAAGCGCATACTACTGTCGTACCTAAATAACGGATTTAGGACAGGAAAGGAAATTATGTTAAAAACATGCGATGACTGCCAAAACCAATTTGATATATTTCAAGAGGGTTATGGTCATGAGTTTTTTGTTGTTTGTGGTAGTTGCTGGAGTTTGCAAATGAAGCACCGTGCTACCAGTGGCATTATCAATCGAGTATCAGCATGAGTACCTTTACAGCTATCAGCATTTTATTTTATACAGCTGGGCTTTCTTACTGTGCTTACTACTTTGGCTTTGACCGAGGTTTTAACATAGGCAAGCAGCGTGGCTGGGTCAATGGTTATGCTTCAGCCAAGGCAGTCGAACGAGCTGCACAAGATGAGGTATTTGACTATGAAAAAAACTAATGAGTGGCTTACCGATATTAACGACACACTTACTGCAAGAGGTGCAATCTATGGCTCAGCAGCTACAAATCATAGACGAATCAGCGAGCTATGGTCAGGTTACTTGGACACTTACATTAGTCCTGAACAAGCAGCCATGTGTATGCTGCTCGTCAAAGTCTCTCGTCTCAGCGAAAGTAGTCAACATGACGATTCACTCAAAGACCTCGTCGGATACGCCTGTGTGTATAGAAAGATAATTGCAGAATTAAATGATAATTCTGAATCGGACAAGGAACTATTGTGATTACTGTAAAAACCGCTATGGGGCGACTAGTCTCAAAGGTCAGGTCATGGCAATTTTCACGAGCATTAGCACGAGCAGAAAAGCGACCTGCAAATATCGCAACTATTGCCAACCATGTCGATCCGAACTGGAGCATTGGCATGACGGCTCTACTTGGAGTTTGGAGCAACAGCAAGCCTACGCACAAGGATTGGACGAAATAGACTATGGCACATTTTAATTTAGATAACTACATGACAGCTGAGCAAAGAATTGAGCTGTTTGCAAAAGAAAACCCTGACTTTCGTATGAAGTCATTTCATGAACAAACTGACGGGTTTGTCTTTGTTGAAGTTAATCTTTATAGGACTTGGGCAGACCAAGAGCCTTGGGTGACTGGACTAGCTGGTGAATCATTGGCTACACAGTTTGCAATAGAAAAGGCAGAAACAAGTGCCTATGCAAGAGCTATAACCAACACAGGTGACCCTAAGTACAGCACCATGAAAGACGGCACAAAAGCACCTAGGGCTAACAAGGCTGAAATGGAAGCTGTAAAGCCTGTTTATAGCAGCGCAGGGTCAAAGTCTAGAGCTGTTGAAATGGCACTAAGGACTGACATAAAAAACAATCCTTGGACTGCACCTGAAGCAAAAGCTGAACCTGCACAATGGTCAGTTGATGAGGTTGCTAAGTCATTAAATGCAACTGTGGTAGATCAAACATACGAGTGCCAACATGGTGCAATGATTCGTAAAGAAGGCACAAGCCAAGCAGGTAAGCCTTATTATGGATTTGTCTGTGTTGAAAAGCGTAAGGCAGATCAATGTGCGCCTGTATGGGGCAGACTTACAGCTAATGGCTTATGGACATTTGGCGAACAGGATAAGTAAATGGGCGACATGGAGATGATCTATCCTAATGGGCTAAAGATTATGTTTAGTGACGCAGGTGCAATGGCTGAGATTGTGAGCCTTGCAGATTGCTGTGAACTTTGTAATGACCCACGCATGATACATGAGGGCGATTTAGCTAAATGTTACAGCTGTGGCGTTATCAACCATATTGACTTCGGGCATCATAAAGATGCCTGAAGCAATACAAATGAAGTGCAATAAATGTGGTAAAGCCACAGTATTTGAGATTGAACAAGGGTGGGACATACCACCTGAGGTAGTAGTAGCCAAGTGTCAAAGGTGCGAGAATAAGGGCGTAAGAGTGGTAACCGACTTTATGAAAGAGCCAGTCCGTTGCACTAAATGCGGTGCATGGAAAATGGAAGGTTTAAGCTGCTCAATATGCGCAAAGATCAATGCCCCGAGTGCCTAGGGTATAACACACAAACAACACAATATAACAAGGACTATCTGCACTATTGCTGTGCATGTGGTCATGAATGGAGTGAGGGTTATGGGTAAAAGAAACTGTGGTGTAAATCACATTAAAGATCGTCTCACTATTCGAGACGGTATGCTCAACAGATTTGACAAGGGCGGTACGCTACTAGCCAGCGGCGGGCTCTTAAAGCCCGAACGCAAGCCCCGAAGGGGTGAGCTTGCGAGTTCGTGGGCAGTAGCTTTCGGGTCATTGCTATGTCTAGTGTTACTAGAGATAACCGCCATAGAGGTTGATACAGCACAAGCTATAACTACAAAGCCCGTTATTACAGTTACACCTAAACAATATGCAAAAGCAGCATTAAATGACAATAAGCAATACACATGCATATTAGAGCTATACACAAAAGAATCTAACTGGAGACCTGAAGCACGCAATGGTTCACACTATGGGATACCTCAAATGCGTAATGAGATTATGTTAAGTAAGAATCCATTACAACAAGTAGCATTAGGTATTAAGTACATAGAACATAGATACGGTACTACCAAGCATGGTGTACCTAACGCATGTAAAGCATTACATCATCTAAAGACAAAGGGTTGGCATTGAGTAGACAGACAAGACAGCAACGCATACTTGGTAGCGGTAAGTGGAAAACTGTCAGACTCAGAGTGTTGGCTCGTGACTCGTGGCAATGCACCTACTGTGGCACGCACTTAGACAAGACCAACGCACAAGTTGATCATGTGACGCCACTAGCAAAGGACGCTTCAGACCCATTTAACATGGACGGTCTAGTTG